AGAACTATCCCGGTCCTAAGACGAGGTCTTCAAACCTCACCTTTTTATTTTTATCCGTCACATGCTACACAATCAGGGTCGGTAGCAGATGCAGCAATATCTCCTCTAAGTACGCTCTCTGTTCTCATATAGTATAACGTTTTAACACCCTTTCTATATGCCTCTAAGTGTACTTGATTTATAAATTTGGGTTCAGCTTCTTTTGGGAAAGCTAGATTTAAACTCGCAGCTTGATCAACATACTGTTGTCTAATACCCGCCTGTCTTACTAGGTCCAATTGATTAATTTCCTTAAATGTTCTAAATACATCTTTCATAGGAATATAATCAGCTTGCTCTAAAGTTGGTAATTTTTCTAATTGTTTTTGAGTCAATGGTTTTTGAATACCTGCAGTTCCATCGTTATCTGAGAAGGAAGAAACAAAATAATCTTCAATCCATGGCAAACCTAGAACCGAGCCTCCATCTTCTAATATCTTATCCCAAGTCGTTTTAGTGTTTTTACCAATAGTTTCTAAAACTTTTTCTAATGTTGGATTTTTTCTAATAAAAGTGCCCTTAGCTGTTTGTTCTGTTAATAGATTTGCTGCCCATGGCTCAATACCTGGTGAAACATTTCCACTAAGTTTTGAATTAGTTACTGTGGGAGCAATAGCTCTTAAGTGTGTGTTTCTCATTCCAGTCCCCACACACCAAAGCGGTTCACCATATTCCGTAGCTAAATCTCTAGATGCTCTTTCAGATTCTATTTTTAATTGTGAAAAGATTTTACGTGTTTCGAATTGAGCAGATAGAGAATCAAATGGAATATTTTTTTCTTGTAGATATGTATGCCATCCTAATACACCGAGGCCCAGTGCTCTTCCCTTTTCAGCTGATCTAATTGAGTTTTCAAAACCTCTCATAAATTTAGCCTTTTGAATAAATTCTTCCATGACACCATCTAAAAACCAAGTCGCAGTGTAAATAAGATCAGTATCTTTCCATTCGTTGTATTTTGCCAGGTTCACAGACGATAAACAACATACAAAAGAATGTGATTCATCTGTGTGTAATGTAATTTCAGAACAAATGTTGGTCATATAAACTTTTAATCCATTTTTGTGATATGCTTCTGGATTAGCTCTATTTACATTTCCCTTATACATAATATATGGTTCTCCCGTAGATCTGCGCTTTCTTAAAAGTGCTGCCCATCTTTTACGAGATTCTTTATCACCTGCTTCTACTTTTTGCATAAAACCGTCTGGCACAACAGCACATTGGTGTAAATTTAAAGATTGTCTATTTACATCACCCTTTGGTTCTCTAATTTCTAGCCATTCCCAGAAATCATCATGTTCAATATCAATATTAACTGACGCAGCTCCACGTCTGACAGACCCTTGGTTAGTAGCAAGGATTGTAGAGTCATATATTTTACAGAACGGTACGACTCCGTCGCTTGTTCCATTACCTGTGATTTTTGCACCCGCTGGTCTGATTTGATTAATACCTAGTCCAACGCCGCCACCGTGCTTAGCTAGTAACATCATTTCTAGGTTTTTAGCTCCAATGTCATGAATAGAATCAGCGACATCAATACCAAAACAAGAAATAGGAAGTCCTCTTTCTAGGCCAGTGTTTGAAAGAACTGGTGAGGCTAGATTTAACCAACCTTTCCATATATAATCAAAAAATTTCGATGCAAGTTCAGGTTTACCTAATCTTTTAGCAATTGTAGTTGCAACTCTCCAATATGCATCCTTTGGTGTTTCATCTTGGTAACAATATCCTTTGCTTATTGTCTTAACATATATCTCTGTGTTTCCCCATGTTGGGAAATCAACACCTAGCTCCCAACCTAATGAAGCTCCATAGTTTACTTTATTTTCTTTACTCATTTTTATTATCTGTATTAGTCGAACAAGTCATCCTCGTCCCAATTCTCGTCTTCTCCTGCTTTTGCATAATCAGTAGGTCTGATAGCAAAAAAGTCTGTGTGTGTATGTCCACCTGTTAGGTGATAAAACCAATCTAAGTTACTTGCTTTTTCATCATCTAATTCCATAAAAGGACCATCAGTATATCCAAGCTCTGCAATCTTTTCATTAGCTCTTTTAACAATAAAATGTTTTAGATTTTCTGCTTCCATATTTGCAAGATCGCCTTGCTCAAACATTTTATTAATAAATTTATGTTCCATTTCAACCATTAATCTAGCAGCTTCTAAAACTTCCGATTCTACTTGATCCTTTAATTCTGGGTATTCTGT